CAGTTGAGGTTCTTATCCATCTGTGCGCATAACCTTGCGGTGCAGCTGGCGCATCCAAACTGGATGGTGGAGTCCAATCTTTTTTACGAGTTAATTTTTCTCTCGTACTAGACTCGCGTGAAGTTTTGATATTTGTCATAATTTTATGCTCCTTCCTTCACGTATTTTGCGTATTCCTCTAGTGGCACCCCTAATTTCTTAGCGATAACTACCTGTGATTTGGTGAGCTTCACAGACTTGCGTCCTCCAGATCTACGACTAACAGACGCAACATTTTGGACGGGTTCTCTTGTAGCCTGTTTTACTTCAGTCGTTTCTTGAGCAAATTTCTGAGGGAAATACTCCTTCATACGTTTGTTGATTTGATTATAGTATTCATCACTCTCTGCGTCAATTCCCTGCTGTATAAGGTCTTCGTGTATTCCCATTGCAGCAGAAGTTAATACTCTATCAGAGCCAAACCATTCATTATCTTCAGCCCATTGTTGAGCTCTTTGACTAATTCTTGGTTGTGCTTCTGGTTGAGCGACCTCTTGAGTAGGTTGTGATTCTACTTGTTTTTTTCTTGTCTCTTTTTCGTTAAGAGTCATAGAAACTTTTTCTTTCTCAACAGCTAACTTAGTAAGCGTATCTTGAGCCTCTAAAATAGCATCAGTATCTTGAGAATCGAATGCAGCTTTTAAAGCATTTTTAGCTTTTTCTCTTTCTGCCTCTATTCTTGCATCATACTCTTTGAGATAATTAGTATCAGTCTCTTCAAACTTAGTTTGAGCAGTCTCATACTTTGTTTTTAATCCTTTAGCATACTCAACTGCAGCTCTTTCTCTTCTCTCAGCTTCTTTAGCTTGAAAAGTAAGCTTCTTTATTCTCTTTTGAACTTTTTCAGAATAACCTTGTAAGTCATCATCATCTGAACTATCTGATTCTTCTTTTTGTTCAAATTTAGGTTGAGTCTGTGGTTGTTCTACTTCAGCTTCACTTTCTTTTGCTTCTTGTAAAAGTTCCTTTGCAGTTTTTTTTCCAGAAACATCTGTGTAACCTAAATCAACTTCTTCTTTTTGTTGGAATTCAGATGCGGACTCTTTTGGAGTTTCAACATCTATTACTTGATCATTAACACCATCTGTATCTAATTCCACTGATGGATTTTTTTCTTGTATTTCAGCCATTTTTTGTCCTCCTTAATAATGGTGCAAAATATCAGCTGGATTAGCAATTGTAGAAATAACTTCATCGTCATTCAGTACCCTTACTTCACCACCTTCTATTTTGAATCTTGAACCTGCATACCTACTAAAAATTATCCAATCATTTAGTTTGCACCAAGGTCCTTTTGGAAATTTATCTTTGTCATGATAACAAAGGTCTCCCATTTTTAGCACAAGACCACAGACGGTTGTCATCTGTATTGTTTCTTGTGTTGTGTCAGATAAATATATTCCACCTTTGGTTTTTTTTGGTCCTGCATAAGGCAATACCAAAATTCTATATCCTGTTGGTGTTGGTAATTTATCTAAGGTTGATTTATCGACCGCTTTAGGGTCTAGGACTGTTTGTACTTCTTCGCGTTCTTTATAAGCGTTAAGAAGCGCTTCAGTCCGTTTCGGTGTCTCCGTGGACTTGTTCATCTTCATACTCCGTTGTTGACAGCAGGTCTTTAAGACTCTGTTGCAGATCCTCTAGTGATCTGATTTGACCCCTAATATATTGTAGCTTCTCTATCGTGTCAACACTATATATAGCGTGGTCTTTTAGTTTCTGAAGTTCTATTTTTATCTTCTTTTGAACAAGTGATATTGTATCAATATCCATTATTTTAATTTTTGCAGCATTATTTTATTATCACCAGCTTGCATAATATTGAATCCATAGTGAGTTAATGCTTTAGATATATCTTCCATGTTATATTTTTTGTAATCGTCAAATATAAATCTAGATCCTTTTCTACATCTATTTGCAAACCAAATAGCTTCTGTAATTACATCTTTTGTCATATGTGGTCCATCAAAATGAACTAAATCATATATTTTATCTTGTGCTGCAAAGAAATTCATATAATCGGAATCTTTCATATGAAAGAAAGTAAACTCAGGATGATCAGAAAAATCTTTTTGCATTTCTAATCTCATTTCATCTGTATAATCAGCTGTGTATTCTTCTGAGTTGTCATAATGTTGATATTTTAAATTACCATAAGGATCAATTCCAATATGTTGATAAGGTATTTTTTTTACTAATCTAGCTCTTAAACCTAACATAATAACTTTAGATCCAAGACCTTCTCTCACACCTATTTCACATGATGTAACTGATTTTGGTTCTTCAAAGAATGGTAATGTCTCACACCACTTTTTAAGTAAGTCGTATTCTGTGCTATCACCTCTGATGGTCATAGCGAATATATAGATTATTTTAGATCTGGATGCAAATTAAAAAACACCTTGAAATTTAGTGCCTTTGATAGCTGCTCCACCACCTCTGGCCATTCCACCCTTTTTGAAAGTCTTAGCACCTTCAGGTCTCATATACGTTTCTGGGAATTTTTTAGCAGGGTCAAATTTTTTACCATCAACCACAAATGGATCTCCAACATATGAAATGTTTTTATCACCCATTGCAGCTTCTCTACTTCTTGCTGCATCAGCATCTCTTTTAGCTTTAACAAGCATATTATTTCTTCTATTTTTTTCCTCTACACCCTTAGGTGGATTCGCTGGTGATTTTACTTTACCACCTTTTGAAGGTTGTTTTTTTCTCATGCCTGATGTGTAATAATCTTTATCCATTATTTTACCTTTGCAATTTTATTTTTGTTTATACCTTCTTTTATCACATATTGCTGCGTACCGTTAGCCCCTGTGTCAACCTCTTTTCTAAGGTCTTTATGTAGTTGCTTTTTCTTATTTTCTCTAGCAACTTCTTTTAAATGTGATTCTATACTTCTAGTGTCTCTCATATATGTCTTTTATTTTACCTTGTGCTTGGAGTTTTTTCAAATCTCCTTTAGTTAATTTAGAAAAATCTATTTTAACTTCTTCATATTGTTTTTTAGGTTTAAATAAGTTTTTAATCCATTTCCACATTATGTCCTCACATTTGTTGGTTTAGGTCCTGCATTACTTACCGATCTCTTTCTGGCAACAGCAGAGGCCTTTTGCGACTTTGTCATCGCTGTGGCTTTTGCAAGTGGTACGCATTTTGGATACTTTCGGCCTGAACCATTGGCAGATTTTCTTCCACACTCTTGATACTTGCCACCTTTTTTCTTTGCTCCAATATCTACCCATTTTTCATTAAACCATTTTGTAAGACCACCGGTCTTCATTGCAGGAACACAGTTGGGCACCATTCGGTTGCCTTTTTTCTTCATGCCCTTTTGGACATAACCTTCCCAACATGATCCTTTTTTGTTCATTACCGTTGTTTTCGAATATACTGTTGTAATTTCATTTTATCTTTTTTATCAGATGCATGAAGTTGTAATGCTCTAGCATAATCTGTTTTTCCAGATGTTCTAGATTTGAGTGGTTGTGATTTAGTGAGGTCTGTAATTTTTTTACCAGACATTTTAAAATATTTTTTAGCAGCAGCTTTAATTCCTGTGCTTAATAAGCCACCTAACATCATTTTTCTATACATTAAAATACTCCTTTAAAGTTTGTTCCCTTAATTGCAATTCCACCACCACGCATTCCAGATTTTTCTAATCTGCCCATAGCTGATTGACCACCTGCAGTTACATTCATTCCAACCTTAGCACCTGTGTATTTTAATTTACCTTTAGGCCCATATTCAGAAATAGGGTTTTGAATTTCTTTTAATTGTTGTCTTCTTTTGTTTCTATCCCCATAAACTTTTCTTGTTTTATTTTTAGTTTCGATTTTGCTCATATCAGCGCCACCACCTTTATTCATACCTATTTCTTTTCTAAGTTCTTTAAGTCTTTGTTCTTTTGTTTTTAAAATTTTTTTAGCTTTGCCTACAGCTGTTTCTGTTTTTTCTGTTTCTTTTTTCTTATCTTTAGTTTTCATTAAACCACCTAAAAAAGCTTTCTTAGGTCCCCAATCTTTTCTTTTAGTACCACTTGGATCTTTAATTTTACCTGCACATATTTTAGATGCATAAGCATTTGCATATGCACTCGGATAAACTTTAAATTTTCTTTTAGCAGCAGATTTACCTCTTGCACATAATTTAGTCATTACTTCCAACCTTTCTTAGCTAATTTTGGTTTACCTTGTCTAAGCATTCCACCTTTTCTTAACCCAACAGTATAACCAAAGCTACCTGTTGGTGAAACAGTTCCTAGTCTTCTTTCGTCTAATGAAAGAACAGGTTCATTTACTTTTACTGGACCTGCAATAATAGGTGTTTTAACATCTCCCTCTCCTTCCCCTGCACCAAAGGGAGTAAAAGGTTTAGTATCTTTTACTACTTGAGTTTCTTTAATAGGTTTTTTACCTCTTTGCCAATATGGTTTATCTATTAATTTTTTAGTAACCGTTCCTGCAAAAGGAACACCTGCTAAAGTTAAACCAGCATAAAGTGCTCTTCCACCTAATGTTTGACTTGGAGGAGTCAATTGTTGAATAGTTTTTTTTCTTTGAGCATCTATTGCTGCTCTTGCTCTGTTTTTAGCATATTCAGATCCTGCTCCTACAGCACTTCTATCTACACCACCAGAGGGACTTGCTCTTCCTTCCATATTTCCTCTAGCTTCTGCAGCTTGAGCAGCAGCACCACCTCTAGCTTTAATTACTTTTTTTAGTTTACCAGAATTTTCCATAGCATAAAAAACAGATTCACCTTTTTTCTTGCCGTACTGTTTGACCATTGCTTTTTTAATCTTTTTACCTTTTTTATTTAATGGCATTATTTCCTCTTAATTAAATCTGTTGCTTTTAATCCATAAACGCTGGCTATAACACCAACAAAAATTGTTTGATACCAAAAAGGGAGTTGTGAAAAATATTCAAAGAACAATTTCATTTTTTCCATCGCACTTGGGTCATCTGAAAATACTGCCCACGCAAGAAGTACAATAGGAGCTGAGAGTAATAATAAAATAAATTCGTCTTTCCAGTCCGATTGTCTTGCCTCAAGAAGTTTACCTTGGTACTCGGCTTCTCCATTAGCCATTTTTTCAGCATGATGCATTTGTGCATCAGACATTAACATTTTCGTCTTCTGACGGTTCTGATAAATGTGTGAACCGGCTTTAACGGCTAAGGATATCGCTTTTAACCACATGGTATTTCTCCTGTCTTCTTGTACCCATATATTCTATCATTTTATCGATACAATCGTAAGCCCTATCGCCTACGCAACGCCATCTCCACAATTGTCTAAATCTTTCTTCTTTTTTCTTGGTTTTAAAAACAACACCACCGAACATATCTTGAAATCTTTGGATAATATCCTCGTCACCCATTTCAATTGTAGCTGCAAAGGCTCTTTTTTTACCTACACCTTTAGACCAAATACCAAAACTACCTTCACCATCAAATAAACCTGATAGCCAGATAATTTTACTTTTTTTTGAGAGTTTTTCGTAAGAGTTTTTTGGCATCTTTGAGTTTGATTCCTTGTGGATTGGGTCCTTTCTTAGGCGGTGGCCCATATTTTTTCCCTCCACTTAATCCTTTCCTCATTTTTGCTTTAATTTCTCTCTTGCAATGTCTAATCTGTCATCAGATTGCTGATCTTGTTGTGCAAGTCTATTATATTCAAAATCTAAACGCGCTGCTTCTTTCATTTGCTCTTGTTCAGCTTTAAATCTTGTCTCTTCAGCTTTTCTTTGAAGATCCATAGCTCTTAAATCAACTTCTTGTTGTTTAATTTTAACTAATGGGTCTTGTTTACCTGCTTGTTGTTGCATTTCACCTTGAACAAGCTCTTGTGTTATACGTGCAGCAACTTTTGCGACCTCAGCTTCGAACATTATTTCAAATTGTTGAGGATCTTGTTGTGCGATAGCAGCCATTTGTGGATTTTCCATCAACATAGCTTTAACTTCAGCTTTTGCTTTGAATGAAACGTGATCAGAAATGTGTGATTGTAATAAAGCATACACTTGTGGATTAATTTGCACCATTCTAGATTGCATAAATGCCATGTGTGCAGCTAAATGAGCGTCATGATCTTGAAATTCAAACGCTGTAAGTAATTTCATCTGTAATGCACGTGCATTTTCTTTAGCAGGATCCTGTGGTTCGGGTTGTTTAGGTGGTGGTTTAAGAATTGCCTCTATTTGTTTAGTGCCTAACGCTTCATAAACACGTCTATATGCTTCGTGAAGGTTGTGCATTCCTGGATTTGACTGTGCAATTTGTAATTGTGTCTGTGCAAGTGTCACTCTTTGTGCCATAGACATAATATTTGGGTCTGCAACAGGTAAAATATCGACTCTGTTATCAAAATCTGCAGCTTTAATTTGTCTTGGGCCACCGTAAACATCATATGGATACTCAGGTGGAAGTGATTCACCACAAATTCTTGCTAAAATTTTAAATTCTAATCGCATTGCATAGTAACATCGCTTGTGAACACCACTCATAACTCGTGATCCTCTCTCCATTAGAGCAACAGTTGTCCCTACAGCTCTGTTTTGAACGTCATTACCAATATTTGAATCTGTTATAGCAGCAAATTTTTGTCCTGCTTGTACTACAAAACCTAAAAGATTGTATAAAGTTACTGATGGCTCTGTAAATGGAAGATTAAAAAACTGATCTCTAATGTTTCCACCAGGTGCATCTACATCTCTAAACTCTCCTGGTTGAATTGGTTGGTCATCATCTCTAACTCTAATCCCTCTAGATTTAAATCCAGCAGGTAAATTCTTTAAAGTTCCTGCATCAATCAATTGTCTAAGTGATTGAGTTGCAGCTTGTGATAGTCCACCGATCATGTGAGTTAAACCAAAACCATAAAAACCTAGTCCTGGTAAAAATTTGTAGTGTACAAAATATTCTGTTCTTGAATACGTAATATCATTTGGTCTGTAATTTCTATAAATAGATAAAATCTCTCCAGATCCCTCATCAATAGTTACAAGATATGGAATTTTAATTTTCTTAGCTTTGTCATCAAAGTCTTCGTATTCATCTAAGTTTAAATCTACATGCATTTCTAAAATATTATGCAAGTAATCATCACCTGTTCTTTTAATGCCTTCTAATTGATTCAATTTTTTCTGAACATCATCTGGCTCAGAATTAGATTCAATCAATTCAATGTCTCTATAAAATCCTGCAGCTTGTTTTTTAATGACTTCGTTTTGTGTCATCTTAATGACATGAGTAATTCTTTCACAATCTTTTAAATCTGATGCAAAGTAAGGTACAACTAAATCTTCAGCAGGTACAAACTTAGATACAGGTCTATCGAGTAATGCATCGTAATAAACTTTTTTAAAAGTCGATCCAGATAATGGTAGATAAAATAACATCTGATCCATGTCAGTTGTATAGTCTTCCATCTCTTCCATTAGAAGATAATTCATATAATCTTTAACTCGATCTGCTTGTTGTTCGGTAGCCGGTGTCTGTAAGCCGATAACCTGTGTTCGTACAGGACCATCACTTGGTACTAATTCTTTGTAAGCTTGTGCTTGGAATTGTGTAACTGATTCAGCGAGTAAAGGATGCGTGACACCGGAAGCTCCCTTAAAGGGTTTGGTTACTTCTTGATACTTGGTGCCTAATAAATCTAAACCTTTAATATAAGCATCCTCCCATTCTTTTCTGGATAGCTTATCTTTTTTGTATTCATCAATAAGTTCAGAAGCCATTTGTTTGAGCGTTCGCTCATCCATTGACTCTGCTAAGTTTGCATTGAAATCATCTTGAGGTCTTTCTTCAACCGTTTCTTCACCCTCGACTTCTACCTCAGGTAGACCTTCTGGTTGCTCTTCGATTGTTTCCTCAATTTTATCTTCAATAGTGATTTCTTCGTTGTTCTTTTCTACAGCCATATCTTATACTACCTTATTGGTTTAAAT